TGTGGTATTATCCTATATCTCATTAATGGTCTTCCATTAATAGTTAAATCTCCTTTTGCATTTTTGCCTATTGATTTAACTTTAATTTTTTTGTTTTTAAATCTACCGCCTAATACAGTATCTCCTACTTTAATTGGAACTTTAATCATTTCTTTAAAGGATTTCATTTCTTTATTGTCCTTACAATTTTACTAAGAATCATTTTCAAAGCTGTCTGATAAGCCCAACCATATCCATAAAAAATATGGAATGTGTGATTCTTTTCAATGGCAGATTTTGGTCCAAACTTTTTAGTCCAATTATCTACATATTCACCTTTATATCTTAATACTGCATGAGAGATTTTAGTTTTGCTTGGTCCAACTAAACATATCCCTGCCTGGTGAGTGATTAACATCCACCACATTTTTAAATCGTTTTCTTCACAAAGTCTCCATAGAATAGATAATGCATAATCTTCACAATCACCAACATATTTTCCATTGGTGTCTGCAGATCTAATAATTTTCCAGGCATCATTCATTCCATACTGTTCTTTATCATATCTGTATTTCCATTTAGAATTAAATGAACGTACTATTTTATTTCTTTCTTTATTATCCATTTTATTTTTCTTGTTTAAATAACGGGGCTTTAGCTAAATCAACTGGTACAACATCGGCAAAACTAACTTTACCGGCAACTGCCTTTCTTTCTCCTTCTTTAACTCCGAAGGATACTATAGTTTTTCCTGTAGGCCCAACCACTTTAATTGAAACTCCTACATGTTCTAAAGTAATATGACTAACATCTAAATCCGGATGATCATCAAGTATTAAACTTTTCTTTTCTGTAGATACAGACATTAACATCTTAGTATCTTTATCTGTAAATCCTAGCATCTTTAATATATTTTCTCCAAATTCTGGTGTATTTGAATATGGTTTAATGATGTCATAAACGATTTTAGCCACTCTGGGGTTTATAGGTTCTCTAAGAATTCGTCTTTCTTTTTCTAAGTCTTTTTGATCTAATGCTTTTATTTGTCTAGTTTTTTCTTCATCAGATCCACTAATTCGAGGGGCTCTAAGTGTCATTAATCTATTTGTAGCATTTATATCACCTTTTAAATGTTTTTTATGATCTTGTTTGACTTTATCAATAAGGCCGGCACCTGTTATCATTCTAGATAATTCTTTATCTGTCTTAATTTTTTCTACAACTTCATCTTCTGCTTTAGAACCACCTAAATGACCTGCCAAACCTGCTGCAGTTGTATTCGCTAAACCTACGCTCTTATTACTATATAACTTTAACGAATAACCTTGTAGAATTACTTTACCTTTCTTTAAAAGGTATAATTGTATATCTGCTTTTGATTCTATACCACCTGTTTGAAATGATAAATTATCTAAATATCCGCCTATGATAGTTGCATCTTCTTCAAGCGCACTATAGACAAGATATCTAGTCATGTCTTCTGATCCTTTTTCAATAATTCTTAATGCTGTTTTATAATTAGTTTTTACTTTCTTTTTTAGATCCTCTCCCCACTTGTTTGAGGCTTGATTAATATCGCTTCTATGTTTTTCATATTTTTTATCAATATCAACCCCTTCTTGAGTCCAATTGTAAATATACTGTAAAACTAAGGCTTCGTTATAATTGCCTTTAATTGCTTGTAGTGCACCTTCCATAATTATCTCTCCATTATTAATTAAATTTTCATTAAATTGCCCGGGAATAGTCAAAGAAACTTCTTCTCCTATATCTGCTTTTTTTAAAGCCTTGTTGAATAAGCGAGCGATCGCTCGTTTGAGTCCGGTCCAAACTCTTTTTAGTTTGGTAACGGTATCACGAAAACTTCCTTCGTTGAGTCGATAAGGAACTGCCTTCGTGTGGTTTTTAAAAGACTGCATACAATAGATCCCATTTAATAATGTTTATAGATCTATTTATACGATTTTAATCTTCTTCTTGATAAAATTGATTTGGCTTAATATCGCCTTTATTATCGTAACAGATAATTTTTTTATCTTTTAATACTATTAAACAATTTTCGGCGCCTTGTTTGATTCCGACTTTATACATATGATACCCGAAACCAAGTCCTAATATAGCCATTATTATTGTTTCCGGATTCATAATTGTTCAATTGTATATTTCAATATATACCCATAGTCTTCAACCAGATCATCAACATTAGTAAATTTTATTTTTTTGTCTTTATATCTCATAAGATCTGCAATACGAAGATCACGCTCAACTTTATTATCAAAGGTTTCATAGGCAGTATATGGTTTTTCCATTAAAAGTTACCTTCTGCAACTTGAAAGCAAGGTATACCTTCACGTCTCCACATTTCAACAACGCTAGTACGATCATCGAATACAAGATCAGGCTTCACATCACTGTTTATAAGTTCATCAAGAACATCTTTCTTAAAGACATCATCAGATCTAAAATCATCGTCGGCTCTAAGAAAAAGAAAACAATTTCCAAGTCCAATGGCTTCCATTTGCTGTTCCGTTACTTCTCTATGTCTTTCGTTTCTTGCCGAAACCATTATAACTCTGTGAGCTACACCATTATTTAATAATAATGCCATATTAACTACAGGCCAGTTAGGACTATCTTTTGCCATAACCTTAGGATCCTGAAAGCTATCCCAATCATTATTTCCATCATTTACAAGATGTCGCCTATGTTCTATATCCATAAGTGTCCCATCTATATCAAAAATTACATTCATTATTTATTCCTCATCATTTAAAAACTGGTGAAATTCAGGTCTAGACGGAGAGACCACATCAAAGGCGTCGCGACTAGACCTGTTATCAAACCAAAGTTGTCTGCCGCAATCAGGGTTACTGATCTTTTGGTTCCATCTCTAAGGTGGATAGGCAACGAACCTACGACTGTTTTGGTTAATTTCATGATAATTGTTTTCATAATATCTCTCTACCCCGAAGGGAGACTTTTTCATTTCTCCCGTGTGTGTTCAGTCACAACCTCCGTTTCGCTTTAGTCCGTCCGATCGGTGACGCTTAACCTCAATATCCTGATGTTGTATGGGCATACGCGTCGGGGCAATTAACCTCACCGCATACACATTCACCATCTTTTGGTTCAGGTTCTGGTGCAAACTCCATTGGGTGTTTAGCACCGTATTTTTCGAGGTTTTTTACCTCTGTTGCGGTTAATTTACCGCCACTAGCTTCTGCTAATATTTCGTAATGATTCATGATATACTCCCATCTATGACTCTTGAGTTTCCTTTAAGAAGACCTATTTCTCCATCCGGAGCTCTATTACCACCGGCACTATATCCTGCGATATAATGTGGACCAGTCCAAGCGACTGAATATTTTCCAAAGATATTTCCTCTAGCTTTATTGAGAGCCGGAGCTCTCCAATTAGCCGCTTTTAAAATATCTCCAACTTTAAAGTCTGGATTACCTTTATTGATAAATCCCCAGACTGTACGTCCGTTATCACTAGTGATTTTGATATATTTGGATCCGCGGGTGTGGGCTTCTAAACCATTTTTGAATTCATCGATTTTATCATCGAATCTGTCCATGTCATAACCGCTGGCTTCCCATGATCTTCTTGACCAGGTTTCATAATCATCACTGATGGCTTTGATTAATTTGTTGATTTCTTCTTTCATTTAAACTCCTTATTTTTTATTTGATAGTACTATTATACCACAGGTAAACGAAGAAGTAAACCTTTTTTTTCAATTATTTTTCGGGGTCCGCCTTAGGATTATATTTTAGAGCCCCAGAAATGGCGGCAGGGACGTTTTTAATTTTTTTCTGATTAGTTATGTAGTTTATGAAATTATGTCTTTATACGGAAAGATTTCTGATATAACTTTAGCACATTGTTGTGCTATTTTAGAATGTTCTTCTTGTGTTCCGTGTGCACTTCTGAGCTCTATATAGTGGATCCAGGAGCGGAGTGTTCCATTGACATATAATCTGCTTAGAGTAAGACCTTCAGGTAGTACAACCCGGGCCTGTTCTTTAGCAATACCGGCAGATATAGCCCATTCATAGGCTAGTCTACATCTTTCGATAATAAGTTCTTGATAAGATTCCCATACATAATTTATGGAATTTTCTTGTGATATTGGTATAGAGTTTTGTCTATTCTCAGGATCCTGTAGGCGCGCGACGCGCGTGCAAAACTCTAATTCTTTTGTAGGATCTGCGTATCTTTGTGAGAATTCTTGAAATGTAAATGATCTATGTCTGAGTATCTGTCTAGCTATATCTCTACTAGTTTCTATCTCCATACAAAGGTTAACCATTTCTAAAGGAGACCAATGTTTGTTTTTAATTAGATATTTTACTAATTTCTCGGCAGTTTCTTGATTGTATTGATTATCCGGATTGGATACTCTGGCAGAAAAAGCTACCAGCTGCAGAAGATCGTTTGAAATTTCGATATCTACAGCTGGTTGCGAATATGATATAAGTTTCACATTCATCATAATAACGTTAATCCATTAAAAATCGAAATGAAATCCTAATGCAGCCGAGTCACTAAATGTTCCGTGCCTCGCTTCATTTAATACCATTAACGATAATGTGACATTATCAAAGGCCTTAGATAAAGTAAATCCCTTCACATTATCACCGCCTTTCCACTTTCCGTAATTTAGATGTAAGTCAACAACGGATATGTATGGAACTTTAATCTTGGTATCTAAATACGCAAGATCGCGGTTATCATTATCAACATAATACCAGACTTCAAACATATCGGCATACTGTCCACCCATAAAGTATTCAGTAACCTTATCTATTTCTCCGTCGTAATTATATTGTAAGAAACCTCCACCTACTAACAATTTATCTGTAAGCTGCATATCGTAGCCCCCATAAAAATCATATTCGTATGTGTTATCCATTCCTAAGTCAGTGTGACTAGCCCAAGTACCTAAGTACCAACCGTCATGTTCAACCGCCAGGTCGAGACTAACCGCCGGACTACCAGCATTTTGGGAAACTCCTCTCCAGAAATAATCTGATGATAATCCAAATGTTCCGGAATATTCAGCAGCATTAACTGAAGTGGATAAACCTGCCATCATCATGATGGTAAGTAATAATTTTCTCATAACTTACGCCTCCGCTTTTAGAAGGGTGTATACACCCCATAAGACTGCAGCCCAAGCTAGGAGTTTTGCCAATCCACCAAAAAGAAGAATTGATCCTCCGACTGCTACAAGTAGCGCGCCGTCTAGACTAGTTCTTTCTTTGACTCTTGCCATAATCCAATTTTTTGCTTTTACTAACATATATTTTACCTCTTTTTTTATGTTTTAAACTCGGCAAAGGTATCCTTAGAATCCCTGTCACCGAACGTATTTATAGGTTTATCAGCCGCCATATCAGTCATAATATCTGCTTGCGCTGACTCTTCTACATCGTATAACTTCATGCGTGAGCGATCTATGCCAATTACAAAACGTTTGTATTTGACAGGATCATTATAACGATTCTTCAATTGTTTAACTAGCAATTGTCCGAGACCATCTAGTTCTTCTGTTGTTATCAGAGCGAACATTAAGTCTGCGGTTGCCGGTAAACCGAATGACTCCGAAGTGTCCTCAAGACCAATGTCTGTATTACTAAATCCAGACCTGGTTGTTTGAGTCGCACTCACTATCGGGACATTAAACTCGACCGCCAAACCGCGTAGCTCTTCAGCTATTGATTTGACGTACGAATAAGTATTTATACTTCCTCCTAACGCACGAATGCGAGATGAAGCACAAATATTGATATAATCTACGTAAATTATATCAGGCTTGAAGTTCTTTTTAAGTTTTAATTCATTGAGTAATGCTCTAAAATGTCCAGTATGAGCAGCACCTGTAGGGTATTCTTTAACAATTAATTTACCAATAGAAGCCTGGGCTATCTTTGAAATCTTTGAATCGAATGCATTTTTAGGAAGAGATCCTAGTTGTTGAATAGGAAGGTCCATAAGATTGGCATCTATTCTTTCTGCTATTCTTTCTTCGGCCATTTCCATTGTAATATATAAAACATTTTTTCCTATTTGTAAATTAGCCGAAGCACAATGGGTCATAAATAATGATTTACCTACGCCTGTACCCGCCATACAAATATTAAGAGTTTTATTTGGAAGACCGCCTTTTGTTATTTTATTTAAATAATCTAGGTCCCATGGAATTCTAGATTCTTTAGTATTATAAAAATCATATCGGCTTTCAGAGTCATCAATATAATCATGTCCTATATTAGGATCAAAGTTAACGCCAAGGGCTCCACTCAATATTTCTGGTATAGCTCCTTCTTGTACATCTTTTCTTTTTCCGTCTATGATTTGAATAGATTCCATTATGGCATTATAAATCGCTCGATCTCTACACCATTTTTCTGATTCTTTTATTAGATACTCAATTTCTATGTCTGATCTATTACCAAGTTCATCTATAAGATGAGTAGCCTGAGTAAGTACTTCTTCTGGGGCCTGAAGCTTTCTAAGTTCCAATTCTAATATTTTTCCTGAAGGAATTTTATTATGCGTCGTTACAAATTCTACGACAAGGTCGAAAACAACCCTATGGCTGCCTTCAAAATAATCTTTCTTAAGATATGGTATTACTCGACGACAATACTCTTCATCATTAATCAGATGATTCAGTATGTGTGTCTGTATTTGATTCGTTATGTCCAATTCCAATTACCGCTATATTATTTTCTTCAGCATGAGCTAAAGAGTCTTCCATTATGTGTTGTAAAATCGCTCCAAGATAATCTTTAAATTTTGTATCATTAATTAAATCATCTTCTTCAAAATTCGCAGGATCCTGAATATTATATGTAAATCCTAAGGTTGCAATATCGAGTTCAGGAGATTCTTTTATAGACACCTTACCATATATGTATATTACATTTCTCCATTTGCCTGACAAGAGTTTAACTCCATAGAATTCTACTTCTTCAGATTCAACGAATTTATAATCTGCCTCTGTAATATTATACATCTTCAGACTCTAAATCTAATTCGACCTCTAAAAGAGGTTTATGACCTATTTGATAATGACCTTTAATAAATTTTTCAAAGTCTGTTCCTTCAAATATTGGATCCCAAAACTCTTTTGTAAGAGTATCTTTCTCTCTACATTTAGGATCAATTAATTCTCCGGTCTCACGATCAACTCTACAATACCAACCATTACTAGGCTTAGCAACATAATTACCTGCAAGAGCAACATCTAGTAAACCACTATATCGCTCAATGCCGCCTTCCCAACTAACACTGATAGGTACCTTTGATTTTTCTCTGACAAACCTAGATTTTTCGACATTAATAACAAAGTTATATCCCTTAATTTGAGTACCTTGTTTTTGTTGTTGTCTTCCAATAATCCATATATTGTCTGCAGAATAATAAATACCTGTACCACCGGAAACTATTGCCTTAGGGAATAATCCAATTTCTTGATATGTATGATTGACTGCCAATAAAGGAATATTTTTCATAGTTAAATAAGGCGTAACCATTCTGAATAAGCCTTTAAGAGCTTTTGCTCTAGACATATCGGCTACAGATTTCTCATTAAGAGCATCTTCTAATTCTT